GCGGTCACGTCTATCTTTGACTGGTTTGAAAACAATGATGGAAACCCACTCATTGTTATGCCGACCGGGACTGGCAAGGCGCTGACTATCGCCGAGTTCATCAGGCGCGCGTTGTTTGCGTATCCTCAAACGCGCGTCTTGATGCTTACCCACGTCCGGGAATTGATCCGCCAGAATGCGGAAACGATGATCCGTCACTGGCCGGACGTGCCGATAGGAATTTGCTCAAGCGGCCTTGGCAAGCGCGACTATCACAGCCAAGTTCTATTCGCCGGTATCCAGACAATTCATCGGCACGCGGACAAAATCCCCGCCGTCGATCTTGTTATCGTGGATGAGTGCCACCTGATACCGGCGAAAGCCGATACCATGTATGGCCGGTTTCTGGCGGACCTTCGGCGCATTAACCCGTACGTCAAGATCGTAGGTCTCACGGCCACAGAATATCGCCTTGACAGCGGCTTTCTGCATACCGGAGACGCTGCCATGTTCGGCGGCGTTGCGTACCAGTATAGCATCCGAACGGCCATTGATGACGGTTGGCTGTGCGAGCCGATCCCGCAACACATGGAAACCACTCTTGACGCAAGCAACGTCCCCAAGCGCTGCGGTGATTTTGTTCCAGGCGAGCTTGAGCGAGCTATAGACATTGATCCTATAACTCAGGCCATATGCGACGAAATTATCCGATACGGGGAACGCCGCCGATCTTGGCTTGTGTTCTCGGCTGGCGTCAAGCACGCGCATAATATCTGCGAGGCGTTGCAAGCGCGCGGAATTGTCGCTGCCGTTGTTGATGGCGGCACTGATACCGGCGTCAGGGATAGCACTATTGCAGCGTTCAAGCGCGGCGAGATACGTGCCCTTGTCGGGGCTCGCATTTTTACAACTGGATTTGACGCGCCAAATATAGACCTGATAGCCGACGCGCACCCGACGCAAAGCACAGGGTTGCACGTCCAGAAAATCGGACGCGGCACGCGCATTCATCCGTCTACGTACTTTGACGGGTTTAACGATGCAACTTCCGAAGCGCGGCGCGAGGCGATAGCAGCTAGCATCAAACCGAACTGTCTGTATCTGGACTTCGCCGGTAATGCGGGACGGCACGGTCCGCTAGATCAACTCGTAATCAAAGAACCAGGCAAGGGTGGCGGCGGTGAAGCTCCGGTAAAAGAGTGCCCGGATTGCTTTGCACAAATTCACGCGAGCATCAGGACGTGTCCGTATTGCGGCCACGAGTTTCCGGCACCGGAACCGAAAGTTCTTGCGAAGCCGAAAAGCGATGCGCTGCTATCGTCTCAGATCGTGCCGCAATGGGTTGACGTAACGGGCGTACAGTATTTCCGGCACACAAAGCCAGGCTCGCCGCCGTCACTCCGCGTCGAATACCGTTGTGGCTTGTCGCTCTATCGTGAATGGGTTTGCCTTGAGCATGCAGGCTTTGCGCGACAGGATGCTTGCCAGTGGTGGCAGGAGCGTGCTGGAACAGCCGTGCCGAACGAAGTTGACGAGGCAATAAAAAGACTTGACGAAATCCGTACACCAGCTAGAATTTGCGTGCGAAAGAACGGCAAGTTTTTCGATATCATCAAAGCGGATATGGAGGTGGCGGCGTGAATACATCGAAACTAAGGTCTACGCTCAAGAGCGCATTCAATGAAATTGAAGACGCGATTGGATCAATTAAGGAAATTATTGAAAACATCCCCGAAGATAACCATGACCTTCCGCACATTACCCGCCGCCACATAATCACACTTCGCGATGCGATTGAAGCATTCGGAGGCACAAACTCCGAACGCGCGGACCTCGCGGAAGTGTTGCGTTGCGTGGAGGCGATTGGGTGAATTACACCGAGTTCCTGAAGCAAAAAGAAATTACAGACCCGCACACCGGCATTATCGATTTGCCGGACCTTGCGCCCCAGCTAAACGGGTTTCAGCGAGACATTGTGCGCTGGGCATTGCGGCGCGGACGTGCCGCCGTGTTCGCTGGAACCGGCCTTGGCAAGACGTTTATGTCGCTGGCGTGGGCCGACGCAATCAAGCGCGCGACGGGACACGATACGATTATTCTGACACCGATTGCCGTTGCTCCGCAGTTCGTTTCCGAGGGTGAGAAATTCGGCATTCAAGTCACCCATTGCAAGACGCAAGCCGATGTGCGACCGGGCATCAATGTCACGAATTACGAGAAGATCGAACATTTCGATGTTGAAAAATTCGGCGCTGTCATTCTTGACGAAAGCTCGATCCTGAAAGCGTATGACGGCAAGACGCGCACGATGCTGATCGAGTTGTTTCGCAATACACCGTTCCGCCTCGCCGCAACAGCGACACCGAGCCCGAACGATTTTATGGAGCTTGGCAACCATGCTGAATTCATCGGAGCTATGTCGTACACTGACATGCTATCCATGTTTTTCACGCATGACGGCGGCGAGACGCAGAAATGGCGTCTCAAGGGTCACGCCGAGGGGGCATTCTGGCGATGGATGTGTAGCTGGGCAGTTATGCTTACACACCCGCGCGATCTTGGATACGATGATGCGGGGTATGATCTCCCGCCACTTCGCCAGCATCAACATACAGTCAGGGTTGATTTTGACGGCAATGGAGACACGCTTTTCGCAATTGAGGCGCGCACGTTAAGCGAGCGCATTAAGGCGCGACGCGATACTGTTGCCGAGCGCGTGGCGCTTGCATTTAAAATAGTAACAGACAAAGAGCTTTGTGATAAACTGTCATGTGGAAACCAGAATACGCAGCGCGAAGGCGGGAAAAATATCACGCTGACGCCGAAGAACGAGAGCGGCGGAAAAAGCAATCACGTCCGCCAAAAGAAAACGCCGAATACATGCGACAATACAGGGCGAAGAAGCCTGAAAAATTCCGCAGAACAAGAGAGCAACAAGATCGAGTCAATACTACTAGACGAGAGCGGTACGCGACAGACGATGAGTTCGCCGCCAAATGCATCGAATCATCAAAGCGGCGAGACCCAGAGAAAAAGCGAGATGCGCGGTTGCGCGCACAATTCGGCATTGGCATTTCAGAATACGATGATATGCTCGCCTCACAGGGGGGTGGTTGCGCAATCTGTGGTGAGCGATCAGCCGATAAGCGCGGTTGGCGATTGCACGTCGATCACTGCCATACAAGCGGCACGGTTCGCGGCATCCTTTGCGGGTCATGCAACTTCGGTCTCGGAAAGTTCAGGGACGATCCATCCATCCTCCGAATGGCAGCCGACTACTTGGATTCCAAGTGAGCCGTGGTTCATATGGTGCAATCTAAATGATGAGCAGGATGCGCTAGAGCGCGTATTCAAGGGTGCATGCATTTCGGTGCGAGGATCGATGTCTGAGGAAGATAAGAAGGAATCCATACTCGCATGGATGCGGGGCGATCAGCCAATTATGATAAGCAAGCCATCCGTGATGGGGTTCGGGCTGAATCTCCAACATTGCAATAACACAATTTTCGTCGGCCTAAACGATAGCTTTGAGCAACTGTATCAAGCTATCCGAAGATTCTGGCGCTTTGGGCAGACGAAGCCTGTTGACGTTCATTTCATCGCCGCCGAAACTGAGGGCGCGGTGGTCGCAAACGTGAAGCGAAAAGAGGCCGACGCCGAACGCATGGTGCGATCTATGGTGCATCATATGGCGGACCTTTCAAGTTCGGAAATTCGCGGAAGCAAGCGCGGTACGCCTGACTATACGCCTACAGAAAAAATCATCCTGCCCAATTTTTTGGAGGTCTGTTAAGTGATCGAAAACATATCGCACCTTTGCCGCAATCAAGTTGTCAATGACGACTATGCCATTTACGAGGGTGATAGCTGCGAAATAATCCGCGCAATTCCAGACAACAGCATCCATTTTGGCATCCACTCCCCGCCGTTCGAGGGGCTGTACAAATTCAGCAACGATCCGCGCGACATCAGCAATAACGAGCATGATGGATTCTGGCGTCATTACTCGTTTCTGATTTCCGAACTATTGCGCATTACAAAACCTGGAAGGTTGCATTCAGTTCATTGCATGCAATTGCCGACGAGCAAGACGCGCGACGGGTTTATCGGGATGCGTGATTTTCGCGGCGAGGTTATCCGAGCGTATGTTGACGCTGGATGGATTTTTCATAGCGAAGTTTGCATCTGGAAAGACCCCGTGGTAGCGCAGCAGCGCACAAAATCGCTACGTCTACTGCATAAGCAAATCGAAAAAGACAGCGCCATGAGCGGTCAGGGTTTAGCCGACTATATCGTTACATTCCGCAAGGATGGCGAGAACGAAGAGCCGATAAGCGGACGCTTTGACAAATATATCGGCGACGGAAACGAGCCCGCAAGCATTGAAAGCAGGCTTGGGCAGAAATCCAAAGACGATGCGGAAAAATGGTTCAGCATTGAGGTTTGGCAGCGATACGCGTCTCCGGTTTGGTCAGACATAAACCAGACGAGAACACTGCAATATCGTGGCGGTCGAGACGAAAACGACGAGGTTCATATTTCCCCTTTGCAACTAGACGTTATCGAGAGATGCCTTGAGCTTTGGAGTAATCCGGGCGACGTTGTTTTCACGCCATTTCTAGGCATCGGAAGTGAGGTTTATGGCGCTGTTGAAATGGGTAGAAAGGCAATCGGCATCGAGCTTAAGCCTTCATATTTTGCGCAGGCGGTGAAAAATCTTGGAGAGCTTAAATCAAAGACGGGCATCTTGATTGCCTGACACCTGCCACCTGTGCCGCCGTCAAGCGCGAGGCTTCGGCTTCGCGCCGAAGCGCACGGAAATAAACGTCAAGGCGTGCAGCATGTACTGCCTGGATGTAATCGCAACACACTACGCGGAGACAAAGAAATTGATTGATCCGACGCAACAGGAAATGAACGCCATAATTCAGGG